CGCATTGTGGTTCGAATTTGACGAACGAACTGCTGCGAATGATTGAAGTTAGACCTGGTACAATAGAGGTAGAGAGGGGAGTACCGACACCTAGTATCGCGGACTTAAAGCAGGAAGCTGCTAAGTCGCCGATCGGTGTGAAGGTAGCTGGCATTCTTGAGCCGCTCAAGGTGAGATTAATCACAAAGGGCAGCTCCGCACGCTACTGGTATTCGAAGTTCTTTCAGAGGGACTTGTGGAAGCATCTACAACGCTTTCCGCAATTCGCACTTACAGGAACACCTCTCCACTTAGATCACTTGTACCGCTTGCAGGAACAGACTCGAAAATACTGTTCCAAATATAATTGCAAGCTAGACGACTGGGTCTCTGGAGACTTTTCGAAAGCTACCGACAGTGTCGACATCCGTTACACTAAAATGGCCATGGAGCAGGCTCTGCTTCGTCTTGATTTAGACGAGGAGGGCAAGAACATACTCCGGTCCGTGCTGTACGAGCAAGAGCTCCACTATCCGAAGGAAAGTGGGCTCGAGCCAGCTATGCAGCAGACAGGCCAGCTAATGGGCTCAATACTCTCATTCCCGATCCTTTGCGTACTAAATCTAGTATGCTATTGGAAGTCGATGGAGATGTATCTTGAGCGTCCTGTCGCTCTTCGCGACTTAGCAGTGTTGGTGAATGGTGACGACATTATCTTCAAATCTAACAGTGATCACTACAGAATCTGGCAGGAAACGCTCAGAGATGTAGGCTTTACTCTGTCCTTAGGCAAGAACTATATTCATAGCTCGATCCTCACGGTCAACTCCGAATTCTTTTTGAACAAGGAGGGCCATTTTGAGAAGCTCGAATTTTTGAACTTAGGTTTGCTGGTTGGACAAAGCAAGGTTACTGGAAGAGAAGAACAGCGCGCACGACCTGCGTGGGATCTCTGGAAAGAGATTTCGCCTGGTGCCGTGGATTCGAAGGAAAAGATCTGGAAACGCTTCGTTCATTACCATAAGGATACAATCCAAAAGGTGACGATGAAGGGTAACTTCAATTTCTTTCTCGATCCGTGGTACGGAGGATTGGGCTCGGACAGTACTGGTCTACCAGTGTACTATACGAGTTTCCAACGTCGTTTTGCTGATTTCTGTTTGAAGAATTTTGTCGGTTCGTTAGAGCAAGGAGAAGTACCGAAACCGCTGATCGGACAAGTCAAGAAGACTGTCGGAAAAGTGATTAGTAAGTACCATCTCCCGGAACTCGTTGCAGTCCCTTTTGGGCCTGTTAAAGAATGGTTAGTAACTCCTAGGGACTCCACCGTGAAGGCGGAGCCACTGGCGAATGTGTGGGTAGTCGACGACTCTGAGATGAGTCTCAAGTTGCCCAAAGCCAAATTGCTAGAGCGGTTCCGCTCCGAGTGCAAGGCACATAACATCGTCCAGTTGGATAACGATAAGATCTCTCGTTTTCCCTTCCGAGTGCTCGAGAACCCGAGCATTTGGGCCAACGTCGCAAAGATCTTGCGCGGCGTGGCAGGAACAGGTTACTAACTTACTCCAAGTTTCTTTCTGGTTCTTTCAGTGGGTCATACAAATTCAAGACGTCCAAAACGCTTGCCGGGTTTTCCCCGGATGTTAGAAATGTCGTGCTAAGTCGAGGCTAACTCTTGTCTAGTGCTTCCGAAAAGGGAGCTACACTAGCCGAAGGTTCAACTCGTAAATGCCAACAGACTACACGGATGCGCTTAAGCTTGACGGTTTAAGATTGCCTTTTAACTCTCTCACAGGGGACACCCAAAAGTGTCCGATGCTGTGTTCGGGTTCAAGTTGTCAATCGCCGGTACTTAAGTTTTGTATGATGAATAGTCGGTCTATTGAAGTGGATGGGTCCACGATAAACTTCAAAACTATTATGACTAAGACAAAGTCCAAAAAGGTCCCCGCCGCCTCCAAACAGGCGGGCAAGACAGGAGGAAAGATGGTTTCCGCACCGACTGCAATGTCGCGCACAGGCCCGATTAGGGCGCGCGAGGCCGCATTCAAGTCATACCCGGACGGGCGCGTCACTGTGACGCACCGCGAGTATGTGGCCGATATTGTTGCCGAAACGAGCGTTTTCCAAAACGTTCAATTCAGTATCAATCCCGGTTTGCGGGCTTTGTTTGCCTGGTTGTTCCTGATCGCAAGCCGCTATGAAAGTTA